CAACAAGCTGAATTAGTACATGCAGTATTGCATGATGGTTGCAACGTAACCGAAGCAAGCAGACGCATAGGTGCAAACAAAGCATGGGCGTGGAGAACGGCACAAAAGCAACATGTTTCGGACTATAGAAAAGAATTAGCATTAAGTGTGTTGGGATGGCATGGCAGTCAAGCTATGGCAACTATGGTATCACTACTCGAACACAAGTCAGGTAATGTAAGACTAGAAGCTAGCAGAGATTTAATGGACAGAGCTGGAATCAGAAGCGAACCTGTTAGACCAACTACAGCAGTGCAGATAAACTTCGGTGTAGATTAGTAGTGTAGGGACCCTTTTGCAATAGTGGTCAGAGGAGGAGGGGTTTAAAAAATCGGCAACAAAGTAATACAAAGGTATTACTCACACGTTATAAGTTAAAAAGGAAGGATTCACACACATGAGTTTTATAGATACATTAAGTGCAAGAGATCATCGAAGGTTGCGAGAAATTGTATTTGGGATACATATGAAGAATTATCCGAAGCAACATTTTAATGTAAGAGAAGCCGATAAGTTAATTGAAAGTTTAGGACCAGAAGTTGCTGAACAATTAATTAAGAAGGGTGTTGATACACATAGTGTTGAATGAAAATAGATTATAAACCACCAGGACAAGTTGCTAAAAATTTTATGAAGTCTGAGAATTTTGTTCGAGGATTGCGTGGTCCTGTAGGTAGTGGTAAGAGTGTTGCATGTTGTTTTGAAATTATGCGTAAAGCGTGTTCCCAGAAGATAGATAATAAAGGATTACGTAGAAGCCGATGGGCTGTGATTAGAAACACCAATCCACAATTAAAAACAACGACTATTAAGACGTGGCGTGATTGGTTTGCTGATGATATGGGTAAATTTAATTGGTCGCCACCATATACCCATCATATGCGATTTGGATTACCTGATAAATCTGTAGTTGAAGCGGAAATTATTTTTTTAGCTCTGGATAATCAATCCGATGTTAAAAAATTATTGTCTTTAGAGTTAACAGGTTTATGGATAAACGAAGCAAGAGAGATTCCGAAGTCTATTGTTGATGCTTGTACTATGAGAGTAGGGCGTTTTCCGTCAATGAAAGACGGTGGACCAACGTGGTCAGGTGTCATTATGGATACAAATAGCCCAGATGAAACGCATTGGTGGGGAATTATGTCTGGAGAAGTGCCAACTCCGGAATATATCACCGATGAAGAAAAATTAACGTTAATTAAGCCTGATGATTGGCAATTTTTTACACAACCAGGCGCAATGGTAGAAAAAGTTAATAAAGAAGGCGCATTAGAAGGATATGAAATCAATAAAGAGAGAGAAAACGCTGAAAATTTAAAAGATGATTACTATAATAAGATAATTTTAGGAAAAAGTCGGCCTTGGGTTAAAGTTTACGTTTTAAATAAGTATCAAACGTTAATGGATGGTAAAGCTGTCTATCCTATGTTTAAATCAGAAACACATGTAAGCAATGCTCCTATAAAATCTACATCTGGAGAAATTTTAGTAGGTATAGATTTTGGTAGAACTCCTGCGGCAGTCTTTTGCCAGCAAAGTATGGGCGGAAAATGGAAGATTTTACATGAATTAATAGCAAATGATATGGGAGCTACACGATTTAGTGAAGTGTTAAAGCATGAAATAGCTAGACAAGGATGGTCCGATAACGATATACGTTATATTGGAGATCCTGCTGGTAATCAAATGGCACAAACTGATGAACATACCCCATTTATGATCTTACGAGCTAATGGCATTAATGCTGTTCCAGCTACAACCAACGATCCAATGTTGCGAGTAGAAGCAGTTGAAAATGTATTAAATCGTATGGTAGAAGGTAATGCCGCCTTTCAAATATCCCCCACCTGCCCTACATTAATTGCAGGATTTGAAGGCGGCTACCAATACAGACGTATGCAAGTAGTTGGACAAGAAAAATATGATGAACGACCAAATAAAAATAGATTTTCTCACATACATGATGCATTACAATATGCTGTTATTGGTGGAGGAGAAGGTCGTAAGGTAACAACAAATAGTTCTTTTAAAGCAAGAGCTACAGTTGTGCAAAGAAATTTTAATCCATTTGGAAAAAATCGTGGTAGAAAAGTGGCTAATATGTTTCGTAGGTTCTAAAAGTTGGGGATGGTGGAATGTTTTTACAATATTTAGAAAAAAATTTTCTCATACCTTTGCTTTACGATATAACAGTTTAACACAAAGTTGGATATTATTTGAATGGTCATCAAAAGGATTAATTGTTGACACAGTACCCAGAGATTATGTAGCGTGTATGATAAGTGAATTAAAAGAGAACGGTGTTGTGTTAGAAATAGAAAAAAAATCACATCCTATAACATTTCCTCTCTTGCCATTATATTGTGTTAGTCCTATAAGACATTTATGTGGAATAAAAAAATTATGTTTAACTCCATATTCTTTGTATTGTGAATTGCAAAAAATTGGAGGAGTATACAAATTTGGTACAGAAAATAACATTTAACTTATAGGAGAAAATAATGGGAAATATATTTAACCCAAAACCTAAAAGAGATCCTAATGCTGAACGTATGGCACAACAATTAGAACAAGAACGTTCTGCTCGTTTAGAATTAGAAGCTCAAAATACAGCAGAAGCAGCTGAAAAAAGAACACAACGTTATGGTTTTTCTCAATTAATGGGAGAAGGATCTAGTTATGCTGGTTTTACTGGAAGCCAAGACAAACAAGGTAAAAAACAAAAAACACGAAATCTTGGTGGAGGTGGAGCAGTTTAGATGGCACAAATAGAACCTCGTACTGATCCAAATCCTTCTAGCCCACAAGGAGCGCAACAATCGAGTTTGTACGAAAGTACAATGAAGATGTTTAAAGAAGCTAAAAAACGTAGGGATAATTGGGTTAGCACTTGGGATGAAATTAATGATTATGTATTACCTGGTCGTGAAGGATTTTTTGATTCTAATACAGGAAGTGAATCTTTTGGTAATAAACGTACAGATTTAATTTATGATGAAACTGCTGTTGTTGGAGTACCACGATTTGCGTCACGTTTACAATTAGGATTTTTTCCGCCAAATGGTCGAGCATTTAGATTAATGCCTGGTCCAGAATATCCTGGTAATATGCGTAGCCAAAGAGTTATGGCAGAATTAGATAATGCAACAGATCTAATACATGAAGGATTACGTAATAGTAATTTTAATTCTGAATTGCATGAAGGTTTACAAGACTTAGGTATAGGCACAATGAATATGATTTGTGAGCCTGGTCGATTTGTAGGCGATTTAAAATTTACTGCTGTTCCTGCAACACATGTTGCACTATTACCATCTAAAGGCGATGAAGTCGGATGTTGGTTTCATTGGCGTAATGATTTACGTTTAAGAGATTTACAACAAACATATCCGCATTTTAAATTATCACCACAAATTCTAGAAGATATAAATCGTAATCCAGATAAAAAAATAAAAATTATTGAAGCTACTATGGTAGATCAATCTAAACCATTTGAAGATGCTTTTATTAAAGTATGTATATCTGAAACACATAAAGAAATATTATATACTACAGAATATATAGGATCAGGAAGTAACCCTTGGATTTCTACACGTTGGTCTAAATCTGGATTTGAAGTTTGGGGTAGAGGACCTATATTACAAGCAATGCCAGCAATTAAAACTTTAAACTTAACAGTTAAGTTAATTTTAGAAAATGCAGAAATGGCAATAGCTGGTGCATATATGTATGATGATGACGGAGTGTTTAATCCTGAAAATATTATTTTACAACCTGGTACTTTTGTTCCAAGAGCCGCAGGTAGTAAAATAGAACCATTACAATCACCATCACGATTTGATGTAGCACAATTAGTATTAGAAGAACAAAGACGTAATGTAAGAAAAGCATTGTTTATTGATGAGTTAGAACGTGAAGGTGCAAAAACACCATTATCTGCAACAGAAGTTTCTCAAAGATTAGCAGAAGTAGCAAGAGATATGGGTGCTGTAGCTGGTCGTATGCAAAGAGAATTTTTACAACCATTAGTTAATCGTATTGTATACATATATAAAGAAATGGGATTATTAGAATTACCACGTATAGATGGTAGAGAAATACGAATAGTTCCAGTAAGTCCTTTATTACGAGCGCAAGATCAACAAGATGTATCTGATTTTATGCGATTTAGTGAATCTATTATGGCATCGTTTGGTCCACAAATGGCAATGATGTTATTAAATAGAGAAAGAACTGTTAAATGGTTAGCATCTAAATTTGGTATAGATGAAGATTTATTAAACAGCCAAGAAGAATTACAAGCAGAAGTAGAACAAGCCGCAAACGTAATGCAACAAATGCAAGGAGCTGAAAGCGGACAACCACCAGGTCAAGGAGGGCCAATGCAATGAGTTATAGCAATACTAGAAAAGTAACTGGAAGTTCTAAAATAAAAAAACTTAATACACAATATAGACATGTATCTATGGAAATACGTCAAAAAAGAGGTTCTTCAGTACCAAAAGATTCAATGAGAGTTAGGCAATTAAGACATACACAGTATAATCAATTATCTATTTTAAAAAATTATAACGTAGGAATAAAAAAAGTAAAAAGAGTATTTGGAACAAAATAATGGTAGCAAAAAAATATCAAAATCCTAAAGGCGGATTAAACGAAGCAGGTAGACAACATTTTGAAAATAAAGATGGAGGTAATTTAAAAAGACCTCAAAAAACAGGTACAGGTCCTCGTAGAGTAAGTTTTGCCGCACGTTTTGGTGGTATGGATGGAGCTATGAAAAAAGATAATGGAGAACCAACTCGTTTAGCATTAGCTTTAAGAGCTTGGGGTTTTAGAAATAAAGAAAGCGCAAGAAATTTTGCTAATAGACATAAGAAAGATAAAAGTTAATGGTAACAAAAAATAATACAGTAGCATCTTGTGATGGATTTCAATATACAAAAGATGCTGAAAGCCGATTAAATGGCACAGCAGTTCGTGTATTTGAAACAGAAAGCGGAGCTGAATTTCTTCGCTATTTAGAAAATATAACTATTAATAATATTAATGCATCTGGCATAGATGAAAGTGCTTTAAAACATATTGAAGGACAGCGTTGGATTGTTGGTGTTATTAAAAGAAGAATATTTTTAGGAAAACAGGAGAAATCATAATGAGTATATATAAAAAAAGAGCAGAAGAAGATCGTAAAAGAAACGCATCACGAGCGGAGCAACGAGATAAATTAGAAGGCGGTGGACAAGCAAGAAATAGAGTAGCTAGACAAAAGAAAAATAAAAACCGTAGATTAGGAGATTATTAATGGCAATAGGAATGAAAAAGTCTAAAGCAAAAGGTTATGGACCAGGTACTAATACTGGTGGAGCTAAACCTAAATTTTGGCGTGATCCATATGCAGAAGGTACTGGAGATCCAAAACTACAAGAAGGAACAAGAGCTTACAATAAACAATTAGGAGAATTTGAAGCTCATCAAAGACGTTATAATAAAATAATGAAAGCTAAAAAACGTAAAGGTTATAACCAAAACGATAAAGGATAAAAACCCATGAATGAAGAAGCTCAAGTAGAAACAGAAGTAGAATCAACTGAAACAGAAGTTCCAGCAACACCAGCAAGTGAAAGTGTTGAAGAAGTAAAAGCAGAACGCCCTGATTGGTTGCCTCAAAAATTTGAAAGTCCAGAACAATTATCTGTTGCTTATGGTGAATTAGAAAAACGTCATTATCAGCGTACAGATGATTTAAAAAAGACTGTAGCAGAAGAAATGCAAGAACAAGCATTTGCTGATGTTCCAGAAGTTCCACAAGATTATAAAGTTGCTGAAGATTTAGGTGTTGAAATACCTGAAGATGATGTAATGCTAAACTGGTGGAAAGATCGTTCTCATCAATTAGGTTTAAGTGATAAAGAGTTTAATGGATTTATTAAAGAGTATCACGAAATGGCACAACAAAGTGGACCTGATACAGATGCAGAAATTAATGCTTTAGGTGAGTATGGTGAAAAAAGAGTAGAACGTGTTAACGAATGGTTTAAATCTAATATGGAAAAAGAAAACTATGAAGTGTTATCACAAATGCCTATTACAGCTCCGTTAATTCAAGCGTTAGAAAACATTATGGAATTAGCTGGTCAACCAGGTGTTACTATACAAGATAGTGGTGATCTTAAAGATACTTTAACTAAAGATGATTTAAAAAACATGATGAAAGATCCACGTTATCATTCTAAAAATGATCCTGTATTCCGTCAAAAAGTTAAAGCTGGATTCGAAGCATTAGCACGACAACAAAATAATTAGTAATGTGAATTGCCAAAAGCATTGTTAAAAGACAAAACTTAGAATGTTAAGCGGCCCAAATTGCCGATATTCAGAAGCCCAGCAATGGATTAACTTCAGATAGGCTTGAGGACTAACCGAGAAACAAACTTTTTTTTTAATTTAACAAGGAGGCTAATATGGCTTTTAATACTATTAGCACATCATTTGTTGAGGAGTTTGAAGCTGGAGTTCACATGGCTTATCAGCGCATGGGTTCAAAACTTCGAAACACAACTCGAACACGTGATGGCGTAAAAAATAAGACTACGTTCCAAAAAGTAGGTAAAGGTTCAGCTACACAAAAAGCACGTGCTGGTTCTGTTCCACCTATGAATCTCGAACACACTAATGTAAATGTAACATTAGAAGATTGGTTCGCTGGTGAATGGGTAGACGATCTAGATACTTTACGTGTTAACCATGATGAAATGGTTGTAGCACAAGAATCTGGAGCTTACGCTTTGGGAAGAAAAACTGACGATCTAATTAAAACTGCTTTAGACGCAACTACTACAACTTCTAATGAAACATCTAATGGTATAACATTAGCATGGGCATTAGGTATAATGGAAACTATGGGTAACAATGATGTTCCTGATGATGGTCAACGTTATGCTGTTGTTGGTTGGGAAAATTGGTCACAGCTTATGAGCATAGATCAATTTAGTAGAGCTGAATATGTTGGAATGGATCAACTTCCATTTCCTTCAGGAATGACTGCTAAGAATTGGTTAGGCTTTATGTGGTTCCCACATTCTGGTTTAGATTCTGCTACAGTTAGTTCAGTAGATTGTCGTAAATGTTTTATGTATCATAGAACAGCTATCGGACATGCTATAGGTGCTGATGTTCAATCGAACATTGATTACCACAATGATAAAGACAGTTATTTCATTTTAAATAAAATGCAAATGAATTCTGTTCTTATTGATGTAAATGGCTGTATCGAAGCTAACTTAAAGAAATAGGAGGAATATAACATGGCTTTTACTTCAAGTACTTTTTCTCTGGTTTCATATAGCGGAAATGGCTTTCATATTTGGCATTATAAAACTGACGATGCTTCTACAGTTGTAGATGCTGCTGGTTACTTTAATACTTACGTTAATGAAATTAACGCTGGTGATGTAATTTTTGCAACTACTGCGGCAAGTGGTACACCTGTTTATGGTATATTCGCAGTTGCTTCGAACGATGGAACTAATGTAGATACGAAAGATATTACTACATTTTCTGCGGCTGATAGCAGATAAAATAATATTAAAGGGAGAGAGAGTTATTCCTCTCCCTTTTTTAGAACAGGGTTATTATGGCAACAACTTCAAAAAT